CGCCGCCCTTCTTCACTTGGCGGGTTGAATTAGACGGCGGCCGCGAGCTCGATACGCCCGTTCCAACCGGGAGCCCGACACCCGAGATTCGCGTAGTACCCGGTGCGGAGCTCGTATCCGTCGGTACCCGACTCGCGTAACATCTCCTGGTCTGTGTCCTTGTCGAAGATGTGCGGGGCCTCGCCGAGGCTGTAAAGTTTCCACGTGTCCAGCTGCAGCGCGTAGGCGGTGCTGCTGGGGCAGTTTTGGTCGGGGATGATTTTAATGGGGCCTGCGTCGCCCATGATTTCGACGCCCGAGAAATAGACCCGTGCAGTCGCCTCGGCCTTGGTTGGGGTGTACATAACCTTGGACCCCAAGCTTTTCATAAGCTGCCGATATTGCACGTTATTTATGAAAATGTGGTCTACGGCCCCACCCTCACGCGCGACCTTGCTTTGGCCGTCAAGCAACGCCTCTTCGATGCTTTGCCCTGTCCCGTCGTGGTACACGCCCGCGAGGCGCACCAGGTCGGAGAAGCGGTCGACCGCGAAGTGGGAGTCGGTGCCCGCGGCGGATGGGCGCGCTGTTGCCGGCAAAATCCATGCATCAATGCCAGAGAGCACAGCACCATAGTCACCGGCGCGGAAAATGAAGTCGCTGGCGGCCGCCGCTGAGATAGTAGAACTCAGTGTGGCGGTGAACGTCAGGACGCCGGTTACCCGGTTGACCGCTGCAATCTCGGCCGTACCGGTGCGCACAGCCCCCCCGCCGTTGGTGGCAGAGAGCTGGATGACCATACCGACTTCGAAGTTGGTAACAGCGTTAACATCGGCCAACGTCACGGCTGTCGTAGCCACGTTGCTGCCTGAGCTAACCTGGCCCCGTACGCCCGTACCAGCACGGTATTCGGCGATGGCAATGCTTCTTGTGGCGCCGCGGATGGCGCCGTCGATGTTGGTCTTAGCCGCCTCCAGAAATGCGCCGCGGTCTTGCTCTGACGCAAGGACAGCTTCGCGGCCGATGGACGCCAGGCTGTAGTCAGACGCGCGAGTGAGGAGGAATTCCTTGCTCTTGGTATTGCCCTTGTTGGCCACGGCTGTCGTAAAATTGGCCGAGCCGCCCTGCGTGGTGCCGAAGACAATCGGAATCGGCAGGTTCTTGCCGCCGAAGGTCGTCATCTTGGGGAGGAGGGCATGCAGCGCATTGCGCTTGTACGCCATGTCCTCGACGCGGTCGTCGGTGTACCATTCTTTGAGGAGATTGCTAAAGGTGCTGACGGTCTCTTGAGTAACGGCCACGGGGCCACCCTGGCGCAGGGCGTCCCGTCTGTGACGGGCGGATTAGCCCTTAGCGCGTGCCCGAGCCAGCAGCGATGCCCAATGGTCGTCATCGGACAGTGGCTTTGGCGGCGGCGGGTTGGCCCCAGCCGTCGCGGCAAGCTCGGATGTCAATGTCTTGGCGCCCGTGGCTATGGGCTTGGGGGGTGGCTCAGGAGACGACCCGTCGTCGTCGGTGCGCTGGGCTTTTTCTTCCGCCAGCTGTTGCCTTAGCTTCTTAACACGCCGTAGCTTTTGCGCTTCCGCGGATTTCTCCTCGTAAAGCACGTCTTCGATCATCCTGCACGCCTCCTCTTTGTCCAGAATCTCACCGGTCTCTTGGTACCGCAGATCGATAAGCTCGTAGACATCTTGGTAGGCGTCGTACTCGCGAATGAGTTCGAAGCTATCCTGAGATTGCGCGACTTTTTTGATATCGTCAATATAATTGCTCACCGCCTTATCCTCTTCTTTCTTTTGCAGCTCGGCGCGCAGCTTCTCGACCTCGCTGTGGTACGACGCCAGCTTCTCCTCGAGCTCTGAGTGCCGGGGGCTTGGCTTGTCGTCGCCGCTGCCCCTGACGTAGTGCTCCGTGATGTCGTCGTACGTTAGGCCGGCGGCCTTCAGTATCTTCTCGGCGTTCGCCTTCGGGTTGGCCCGGAGTTCGCGCCAGGCGGCAATCTCAGCGGCCTCCTGGCGCTGTTGCGCCATCAGGGCCCGAACCTCCCGCTCCTTTTTGGTCAACGCCGCAAACTCCCTGACCTTGGGGTTGGGCGTGTGCTTCTTTGGCTCGGGCGGGGTCTCTGGCTCGGTGCCAGCGGCGGCCCCGGCGGCTTTGGCGGCCAGGCCCTCTGGCTTGGCTGGCGCCTCTTTGCTGTTTTGCTGGCTTGCTGGTTCTGTCGCGGTGCTGCCTGCTGCGTCGGCCATAGTTGCCCTTTATGTGCCTAGGATGGCGTAATCTGTGATGACGGTGCCGCCGAAAGCGGTCAGCACCAGGTTGCTGGCGAGGGTGATGGGCCCGTTGATGACGGCCGAGGCGCCAGGCAGCAGCGAGATGACGTTGGTTTTGGCGCCTCCTATGGGGCTCGGGTAGGTGTAAGCGACCTCGATGTAGTTAGTGGGGTCCTTGTTCGCCAGCACCACGGTCAGCACGCTTGCCCACCCATCCAGGTGCACGGTGACCCCGATGGTTGGCACGCTGATGCGCCGCGGGCCCTGCACCTGCGACACTGCCGGTTGCCAAGTGGTGGGGAAAAAATCGACGTAGGGGGGCGATGCTCCCTGGTCGTAATAGCTGGCGGAGACACGGATAGCCGCTGAGTCAGCCGCCATTTACCGCCCCTCCTTTTTCTTGGCGCTCTTGCGTTTCTCGGTCAAGGCGATGGCTATGGCCTGTTTTTGCGGCTTCCCGGCGGCCATTTCCTTTTTGATGTTTTTGGAGACCGTCTTTTTTGACGTACCGCGGCTCAGTGGCATGTGTTTGTCCATTCAGGATGCTGTTAATGTAGCGGCCCCACGCGATCACCGGGCAACCCAGCTATCGTACATGACGGCCAGGGCCAGGGCGATGGCCAGAATCTCAATCGCTGATGCCATCGTGCCTCTCCGTCCATTCCGACGGCAATCTGTGCAGCATAAACGCGTCGGATGGGCGTATGTTTACGGCCTTTGTGGCGGGCCAAGATGCTTCAATGTTCCCAAACGGAACATAGGCGAGGTCAGCCTGCCACCCGTTCTTTGTGTCTTCTTCTCGGTTGCCTGTTAGGTGCGTTGCCAGGAGGCTGCGGTCCTCCTTGTCAATCTCGCTGATTGTGCCGCGGAATACGGGGCCATCTGCGTGTATGCGGAACATTAAATGGTCACCCAGCTGCAGGCCAGCGAACACGTCTGGAAAATCAAACCCCATCTTCACACTCCCATTGAACGGCGCAGACGGCGCGGGGCCGCCTGCTGGTTGATTTCGCGCTGTATGATGTGGCCGCGCCTGGCGTAAAATTCCAGCACGCGCAGCATCCTGATGACATTTAGCATAAGCATCCTAGGCCGCCATGCCTGGCGCACCGGCAACCGGAGGCGGCGGGGGCTGCATGCCATTCGGCAGTGCCGGCGCCGCCATACTTGGCGCCTCAAGGGGCCCGCCGCCTGGCGGCGCCGCTCCAGCGGCTGGGTCCTTCGGATGAAGCTGCGCATCGGCGGCCGCGATATAGCGACGCACCAGCTCGAGGCGCTTCTCGTCGTATCCGTCTATCTTGGCGCGCAGCAGGGCGGAATTCATGCGCTCCACAGCCAGCGCCACGTTACTGAACGGCTCGGGCATCAGCGGGACGCCGTCTTCGAGCATTTGCTCGAGCATCAGGTCAATGTCGTCGATGGGGGCGGTAATGAGTGAGTTGACCTTTTCCAGGTCGGGGAAATCCAGCAGGCTCACGGCCTGGTCGCCCTTGAGCATGCCGCGGTCCATCATGTCGCCGACAGCCTGCAGCTTGCCTACGGGCGTCGAGGGCAGTGCCGACGTTGGGAATACCTGGATAACGTACTCGTCCTTGGCCAAGTCGACATCCTTCCACTGCACTTGCTCGAGGAATCTCTTGCCGCGCTGCTTCACCGGCGCCGCAATCGAGAAGCCCTCGCCCTTGCCGTCCTTATTGGGCCGCAGATGGGAGTCACGCGCGATATCAAGGCCCCGCGCCGACAGGTCGAGATAGAGCCGCTCGTAAGCCTGGCCAAAATTGACGAAGCGTGCGGACTCGATGTCGTCATAGGTCAGCAGGGCGCGGCCGCTATTGAGGCCTGCGGGCTTCTCGCTGTGCGCGGCCATCTGGGACACGCCGACGTCGTCAAACGCCCGCTGATAGAGCCTGTCGACGTGTGCGAATACCTCGGGGTCGACCGTCTGAAACACCACATGCTTGGGCTCCATGCCCGTGTACTCGATGATTCCCCATATCTCGTTGGTGGCCAAGGCCGACTTCGCGACGGACGACCCTCTCTCGATGAAGATTTTGGGACCGGCCAGCTTCATCTGCTCCTGCGCCTTACGGAGCAGCACATTAATTTCGTATTGCGTGCCCGCCGTTTGCTCAGGAATCGATTGCCCGTAAAAGCCCAAGATGCGCGGATTCCAGCGGATGAAGACGAACGGGTGATAGTCGCGCTCCCACGGCTCGTCGACGAGGGTGCAGTTGTCGATACACATTACGTGGCGACCGTTTTTTGTGTACGGGTTGCTCGGTAGGCGCCAGGCCTCGACGACAGCGACCTGGTCGGCGACCTGGTCTGTACGCACCCACAGGGTGGATTCATCGCCGCCTGTGCCGGCGTCCTTGATTTTGTCGGCGTACTTTTTAAAGCGGGGGTCATCCAGCAGGAGGGAGCGGTCGACGGCTCTGTGGTGGAACATCACCTTGGGCTTGCGGCGCATCCCGTCGGCCTGGTCGACCTTAATTTCGCCGATGTACGTTTCCTCGAACTTGGGCTTGCCGTCCCAGTCTTCCCAGCACTTCACCGCCCCGGTTCCCAGCGCCAGGGCATTGCGGCAGGCGTCCGAGCCCACGCTGTAGATGTCGTTATGGTAGAAAATCCCGCTGTTGAGGCGGTCGATCATCTTGGCTTTGCGCTGGCTCGAGCTCGACCCGCCCATGGTGAGAAATGTGGGCTTGGGCTTGCTCTGGATTGTCTTGGCGTGCACCGTATCAACGCAGCTGCGGGCGATGTTTAAGGTCAGTCGCTCTCGGTCGCCTGGCGTCGGCATCGTCTGGCGATAGTGTCGACCACCAGCCATGCGCAGAGCACTAAAGCCCGCATATAGTCTGAAATTGAACTCATGTTGCTTTGAGACCTCCTCTTGGGTGCGGTCAATATGGTGCACCGTGGCAAAAACCCGGCCATGGACGTCGTTTTTTGGGGCGGCCGACCAGGGCTCTAGGCGAATTGACTCGGGCGAGACGTTCAAGGCGCGCTCCCAAACAAGATGTCCTCGTATTCGGCGGCCTTTTCCTTCTCTGTTGCTGTCTTGCTGTTTTGCTGGCCTGACAGCAAAGTCGTGGTCCTTGATTTTGTCGGCGTACTTTTTAAAGCGGGGGTCATCCAGCAGGAGGGAGCGGTCGACGGGCTTCCTGGATTGGGGCCGGGGAAGGTGACGCCTACAATGCCAACACTAACGTGGGTGGCGCCCAGGCTGCGGCAGAAAAAGATAAAATCGCGCTCGGCGGAGTAGGACGGTACCGCTGGGCTACCATCCTTCGAATTCCTGCGCGGCACGCTCTTGGGCTCTCTCAATTTCTCGTTGTTCATGCTGTCTCGCCTCCTCTTCCAATCGCTCGGCGGCCGACTGCGCCGCCGGCAGGGGCTGCGCACAGAAATGCTTCGCCTCTAGATAGATATACTCAAAAGCGTCGGTTTCGTCATTAGGATACCGGTCTGATGGTTTTCTCCGTCGCTCGTCCCATGTCACGCTACGGAGCCCCTGTATCAACGAGGAGCCATCTCTGACCTTAACCAAGCCCTGGCGGAGGTCGTTATTAACCAGCTGGATATGCTCTTTTTTGAGATGTTTGTCGCGGGCCGGACGCGCAGGGATGCGATAGCGCTGCCGCCATTCGGCAACAATGCCCTTCCCGAGGGCCCCGGCATCCACCACGATTAGAGACAATGGGTAACGCCGCTGGTATTGCTGCACGCGCTCGGCCTGCTGGCTAGGGATAAGCCCCACCTTTTTGGTGGATTCCAGTACGTACAGCTCGGGCAGGCGACGATTCCAGGCCACCAAGCAGAAGGCCGCCGGGTCGGGGTCATAGCCGATGTCGACGCCCAGGCCGTACTCCCATGGTTCCGGGCTGGTAGGCAGGGGGGCGTCGATGGGCCACCCGTTGATGCCGGGGTCGTAATGGTAGCAAAGCGCATCGTTGTCCGCGACCCACTCGCCGAGCCACTCGCGGATGTATGTGGGGTCGTCCTCCGAAAAGCGGCCGAGGCGTCGCCGCTCGGCGAGCCACTCGACGGCGCTCGGCATAAATGGGTTTTCGAGCACCGTCCAGTGGTGGTGGCTCCACATCCCGGTGTCGTCGGTGTCGGCATCGTAGAAGGCACCCTCGAGGACGGGGCCCGGGGTGCCGTTCATTAGCATCGTCCCGTTGACGTCC